GATTTGTTGGTAAGACGAATCATCTGCTCTTCCTCAAGATATTTCTGGTTGAGCAGGATAATGTACTTGTAGATCGGGATAAAGAACTGTTCAGCAATGGAACGAGCCATCATCTTGGTACGCTTTTCACTAGCACCCATAATGGCTGTAATGCCAGTTGCCGTTTTATTCAAAGAATTGGCATCAAGTCCTTGGTTATATCTGGTAGAGCCACTCTGTGCCTCAAGTTCCTGCTGACAGTATTGGATTACATCCATCGTAATACTGGACAAGGGTAGGCTAGGTGGGGTCATTATATTTGTTTGTGGGTCACCCATAACGGGAATGATTTCCTCATTCGCCATAAGGGCATCCATATCCACTCCTCGTTCATTAACGAAGATTCGTGGGGAGTTGTTCTTTGCGACATTGGTTATTACTTGTCGCATTAATGCCGTCTTTACATCCTGTAGCTGCTCAAATTCATCGGAGAAGCTGTCCTTGGAGAATACAGCATTAGGGTCATAAGAGGAAGAACAGATAAATAGCGGGGCAAATTCAAAGTCATTTTCTACCATCCTTACTGGCTCATCACCGACAACATGCAAGATGACATTCTCATAGATGCCATCATCATTATAGTCAACACGGAGATATGCCTCATAGAGTTCTACCTCCTTGGATGCCTTGTCATTGTCTAAGGCTTTCTTTCTAAGGTCGGCTCTGTCCTTGTCATTGGCTCTGTCTAGGGTAGTAGGCTTTATATCACCTGGGTAATCCTCTAACGCCTTATCGATATTTTGGTAAATACCATCCATTTCCCTACGCTTTAAGTAGTCACCACGGACAATCTTGCGATGAGCAACGAACTTGCAGTCCTGCAGTCTTGCTGCATCCGGGGTATATCTCAGTTCGGATGTAGGGATGTATTCTAATACCGGGTGGTTTGATTTGATTTCAACCTGTTCATATTCAAGTTTAAGAAAATCGGGAGCATCGGCAATAGGGTCTGCCTTGGTAATTTCAATATCACCTTTCATTGCAATCTGCATGAACTGTAAAACCTCGTCATCATTGTTGAGGTCCAGCATTATTTTCATCGGTGTGCGCTTTTCCTCGCGTTTCCACCATACTTTTGCAACGGCAAAGTTCTCGCTTAGAGCATATTTGATTTCCGTGAATACGAATTGGAAATAATCATTTTTCTTTTCAAGCTGGTAACGGACAAGCTGCTGGATGCTGTCGGCTGCGGCATCATCTTCTATGTTGACACCCTTTACCGAAATAGGCTCATCACTCCCGGTAAACACCTCTACCATAGACGGAGTAAGCCATCCGATAGTTGTCTTTACATCCTTGCTTGTAAACCTGGATGTTTCACTCAGCTTGGGGAAGATTTTATCATAATGTTCAGGCTTGGCATCGTAGATTCTTCTTCTTTCAAGTACGGCTGGCTCAACAACCCCGGTATACTGGTCATTGGCTATGTCTCTGCATCTCTTGAAAGATTCCATAATCTTTTCTCTCTGCTTGGCTGTTACTGTTTTAAGGGATAACTCCTTGTTCTTTCTCTCACTTTGGCTTTTAAGCCATTCTACAGGGTTAAGCATAGGCATCGGAGTCATCGAGTCTATTGCCTCCTGCTTGGAAGATGGCAGAGGAGAGGCTGTTGCATTTGCAATTGCCTGGGTATTTATCCCAAAGTCAGGATTAGTTGCTTGCCAGCTTGAGCGATGCACAGCACTGTTTGCCTGACTAAGCAGGTCATTCATATCTGGCATCTACTTACACCACCTTAAAAGTATTCAGTAATGACGCAAGCACCACCAACAACATAAAAAGGCTTTTTGATGTTCTCATTTACCGGGAATGTCATCGTTTCCCCGGCAGGAATGGTCAAACCAGTGGAAGAGGTTACATTCTCATCACCAAGATAAACATCCTCAGTAGCCGTAATGGAGATGGCATGTCTGCCAAGTAAAATACCACCCAAAACCTCATCACTTGCACAAGGAGATGCATTTGATGGGACCAAAGATGTGGTCTTTACATAACTTATCGGTTTCTTAAATGTCATTTTATATCTCCTATTGAATATTAATATTCAAAAAAGCAGGAGAGGGAAGAAGTGAGGCAAGACCTCTCCTGCATATGCGGGTATTATTTGCCACAACCTTTACGTTTCATCATAATCATCGTGGCAGCACCCCCTTTCAAACTCCCCTAGAAGGAGTGAAATCAGTGTTACATTCCACCATATTTGTGGATTTTGCCGACCATCCTTGCCCTACGGTACATCATATTGCGGTTAAGGTTTACCGGGAATGCAAATGTAAGGCATAATGCGTCTGCAAGGTCAGGAGAATTGCCCATCTTGTCCTTGATTTTCTCTTTGGACTCTAGTTTTATGCGGTTTTCTCCATCGTAACTGTATTCTGGAACGGATAATTCCTTTCTAAGCTGAGGCAAGTAGGGAAGACAGCCACCAGACTTGAGCCAATGACCACATTCATCCCACATCTCTGCTCTCTTATTGGCATATCTTGTGTCCTTGATAGCCTTTCCGTTAAAAGGAATCTCCACTACTTTATCGTTGTAGCCGATTTGTCTTAGTCTGTCGATAACGCCCTCGCCTCTACCAGCATCAATAAACACTGTATCAGCTTGCCACTCGTCAATCTTGTTGGCTACTATGCCAGCGAGGGTCATGTTATCAACTCCATTGAGGACTACTGGCTCAAATGCCTTTAGTCCTTGCCTTAGAAAGATTACTGAGGAGTCATCACCGAAACGGGCAACATCGACTCCTATTATCTTGGCTGATAGCTTGTAATCTTCTTCGGGTATTTCCTTGCCCATAGCCTCGTTTATGTCCTCAAGTGCAATGAGTCTGTTATAGGCAGATGCTGCGAAATCACAGTAAAGCTCCTGCCTTATCTCTGTTTCACTCATCTCCTCTTTCATTGCCTTGAGTTCACTCTCAGGTATGATATGGGTTTCATCTACATTGTACAGACAACTAAACCAGTCATCGTTCTTCTCTGCTTTGAGATAGATATCGTAAAACTGATTCTGCCCCTTTGGCGTGCCTATGAATACAGCCCAGCCTTTTCTGTCGGCCAGGGCAGGACGAAGGACCTCGCCCCACAGTTCTGGTTTAATCTGTGCGTATTCGTCAATGACTACGCCATCCCAATAGACACCACGGAGACCATCGGGTCTGTCTGCGCCCATAACATATATCCTTGCTCCCCTTGCATCCTTGTGAAAGCTGGGAAGCTCTACATAAAGCTCAGATTCATTTACCTTTCGGTCTGGTATCTTTGCCGTGTAGTATTTCAAATACTCCCATGCAATCATCTTCGCTTGCTTTAGAAACGGAGCAAGATAGACAAAGTTTGGACTACGGTACTTGACAAGGGTTAATGCTTTCTTGATAAGGTGGTTTATGCTGCCTACTGACTTGCCAAAACGTCTGTGGGCAACTATAACGCTGAAACGATACTGTTCAAGGGCAGGATGCAATGTGTTCGCCCAGAATGGTCTAGGCTTGTAGGGAATCTGTATTACATTACTGCCAGTAGCAAGAGTCATACACTCACCACCTCAGCATCACAGGTACTTTGTGGTAATGCTCCCCCCGTACCCTGGGGTAGCTCTTTATGTTCCTCACTTACATCGATGACCTCGGTGCTGTTGGCGTCTACCCAGCCAAAGACTAATGGCTTGCCATCATCAGTGGAGAGTTCTCTCTTACTCTTGTCTTCCCAATCAGCATTGTTCTTTAAACTGAACATTATGCCAGTGGGTGCTTTTGAGTAGACGAGCTTGCCTTCAAGGTAGTCCTCAATTCGCATCTTTGCATCGGCTATGACCTCATCAAAGCCACGAGCATCATCACTCTTGTAGTTTAACATCTGTGACCTGGAACTGAAGCCTAAGTACCTTGCTAAACCACTGTAAGTGGGAGGTTTGATTTCTTTTATGCGGTAGTCTCCATCCTTGTCTGTAGTCACCTTAAAACAGGTTTCAAAGTATTCATCAACTTTGTGCTGCATGCTCTCAGGTGATACATAAAGGCTTAGGGTTGTACCTCTGGAAAAGTAGTCTGTCATTATGCCTCCATCCTCCGAAGGGTATATGTCAAAAGGGTTTAATCTCGGAGGACTAGAAGACTAAACCCTAGATGACCAAATAAAAAATCTAGTCATTTGAAAATCAAACTGACTAGATATGACTATAGAGCTAAAGCCGACCTTCTGCTAGGTACTTTGTTGTGTAGGGGTGCCGGGTAGGTAGGGGGCTTTGTTCTTGAATATTAACTGTAAAAGTTACGTCCGATAATATGTGTTATGTTAAACATAGCTATGATCCCATGGTTATTGGCTAACTAGATGGTATTGGATAGCTAGAATATATGACCGGCATTGAGTATACACTCAGTTAAGTTGGTTACTCAATTTGGTTAACTACTACCGTAACTAAACACTCTTTACTCAATCACTAAGTATTACTCAATTGAATATTAATCTTCAATCACTATTTATAGCTATATATACATATAGCTATATAGTTATTACTAAGCTAATACTCAGTGTTGATTATCCTGCAGCAATGTCTAAGCAGGAGATACCGGGTAAATCCCTATCTCACTTGCTTCCTATTATACCACAGCTTTT